TATTGCTCTTAATTGTGTTGTTGCTTTATCAATTTCTGCTAATGTATTATTAACATAATCTTCTATTTCTTTAATAACAGAAGTAGGTATAATGTTTCCTAAAATAGGTTCATTAGCATTAGAAGTAACTGCTTTAGTTTCTTTAGATTCTTTCTCTTCAGAAGTTTTTTCTTCTTTTTTTGCTTCCGTTAGAGTTGACTTACAAGAACAATTTACTTTTTCTTCGTAAACAATTTTTTTACCTGTTAACTTTTCAATTTTAGCTTCTAATAAAGCTATTGTTTTATCTTTGTTTTTCATTATTATTAACTGATTTATTTATTTATTTATATGTTTGTTTCTTGATGAATGCGTTTTGCTAATATTTGTATTTCTGCAATTGCTTTACCACAATGATTATATATACTATCTAACTCTGCTTTATATGCTTGTTGATACATATTGGGCATTTGTATGTATATATTTGCTTGAGCATCTTGTAATGCTTTTCTAGCTTCATCTAATAAATTAAATACATCTTTAACTTTATCCCCTTCTGCTTCTACTAATTGTGCTTTTTTAATACTCTCTTCAATAACTTTTTGTATTTTAATTTCTTTGTTTTTCATTAAGAAAAGTTTTTCTTTAAATATCAAGATTTAGTAAAAAAAATGAAAAAAAACAAAACCCAGAAACATTTCTGGGTTTTATAAACTAATTATTAAAACTTAAAAAATTATTGATTGAATTCTAATGTACCGTTTCTTAAAACAAACTCGATTACGATTCTTTCAACAGGATATAGAGGTACAATTTCTACCACTCCGTACAATGTTGTTCTATCTTCTTCTTGGTCTACAACTGTTACTTTAAACTCCTCTAATCCATTTAGTTTTTTAATTCTTTCGAAAATCGGAGTCACTGCATTAACAAAAGCGTTACGTAAACTAGCATTGTTTAATTGATGTAAAATAGGTCTTAAACTTTGATTAAGAGCCTTTTTAGCATATCCTAATAATAACCTATTATGTACAAAAGATAAAGCAGATAATACTTCTTGTGTTGTGCGAGATTCAGTAATTTCAAAACCTGATCCCGGGAACTCAGTAATAGGATTAATATTAGCTGATTTTAGTATTTCTCTGTCTCCTATTTTCATACGCTTTCTAGTACGTACTAAATTACCTGTTACAGTTCTCAATGAACCTGCAGGTGGTTGCCATACTTGTTCATTGGTTGCGGTAGAAGCTATCGTTGCTAAAGCAATAATAGAAGGTGGAAGCCAAACATTTGTTTTGTTAATGCTATCTTCTATTTGCACCCATGGAAAATATACAGCTGTGAAATTAGATTTAATATTAGATGTTTCTAAATCTAATTTAGCATTTTGTGGAATGGGGTCAATGTCATATCTAAAATCAGGAATATACAAAGCATCTCCGCGAGAAGTTACCATTTCTAAAGTAGCTTCTACAGCAGCTGAATGATCTTGGAAGTTTAAATCTGGAGTTACTAATACAGAAAAATCAGTAACTAAACTTTCCTTATCAGATAGTACATCTAATGCTATTTTTAAAGCTTCATAATCTTTAGAAAGTGGATTTCCCCACGCTCTTTCACTATATACATTAAATCCATCAAAACCTCCTGCAAATGCAACAACATAATTACAACGAGCTGCTTTAGCAGACCCTGTTACTTGAGTAGTGTTGTTTTGAGAAACATAATAAATACTTGGATCTGCTACTGTAAACAATGCACTATTAATATTGTTATTGCTATTTGGATTTAAATGAAATCCTTTTCCAGTAGATGTACTTGTATTTGCTGTATTTTTAAACGATAATATATCAGTATGTAATGTTTGGAACATATTAGTTCTATTATTAGCTAAACCTAAAGTTTGTTTACTTAACGGTTTAGTTAAATCATATTGCGTTGTCCAAACAACATCAGGTAATGTTAAACCTGCTACGTTTACATACCCCTCTACTCCATATGGAAGAGCATCATCCGGAATAGTATCTGTTTCATTTAACTCAACAAAGATATATTTAGATTTTAACTCAAATGTCTCTCCATCCCCTATTCTTCTTGCAATATAATTATCTGACTTAGGATTTAAAGTTAAATTTCTAAACGCTTCTAAAATTGTTTTAGACGTATCTTCTCTATCATTAAATGATCTTACAAGTAAATCAAAAGAACCTTTTCCTAAATTTCCGTCAGGATTAATATTAGCAATTTCAATTTTAATTTCTGTGTTAGCATTATCACCATCAGAAATACTCCATAAACGGAATAATCTTTTAACATCTCCGTTAGTATCAGCATCAGATACAAACCAAGGAGTAATAGGTGTTTGGTATTCTATTTCTGATCCAGGCCCCCCTAAATTGGTTACCTCTGGTTCCCATGTAGGAATAAATACTCTTTGAACACTACCTGCATTAGTTACAGTTCCCGAGGTAATAACCGGTGTTGTTAATGCACTATCTACATATAAATCAAAAGTAGTACCTGAAACATTTCCTACATACCAAGTATGGTTATTTAAAGAAGTTACGCCACTAACGTTTGTTACTGTACCTCCAACTACACCTGTAAATTTAACCGGTGTTCCGTTTATATATCCGTGAGGTGCTGTAAACGACACAGTTGTAGGGTTACCAGTGGTAATACTTGATGGTGATTGTGAAGGATATGTAAATCCAATTTGAGTAGTGATATCTCCTGTTAAAATATTTAAAAAATTCTGAGATGTAGGAGAGCCAGGATAACGATATGCAGGTGTGTCTGTAGCTGAAGTTTTTCTAGGTATAGAAGGAAATACAAAATCAACCCATAAAGGAGAAACAATCCCTGCTACTTTAGTATTATCACGAGGATTAGTTCCAAATACATTAGCTATATATTCTTTTGTTCCTGGTCTTAAAGAACAATTAACTGTAATTGGTGGATATAAAGTTGGATTAGTAAAATTAATTTGTACTCCAAATAAATCATCAGTAGCCCCTGTACTACCATCTCTCTGAGTTGTTGGAACAATTTCAACATAACTTATTGTCCCATATTGTGTAAATGCTACTCTTCTTGGTTTTAAAATAGCTGCTATTGATTCCATAGGAGCAGTCAATGGTGATGTGTATGGTCCACCTGTTGGTGTTGCTGGTGTTGCTCCAGTAATTGCATATACAATTGTAAATGTTTTTCCTATTCCAGTGTTAGGGTCGGGTGTATTAGGCGGTGCTGGGGGAGGTAAAAACCCTTGTGTTTCATTATATCCTTCTAAACCTAAGATTCTTACTTCTTTGTAATTATTTGCTTGTTGTAAGAACTCTCTAGCATAATAAGAACTAGGATATAAAGGATTTAGATCACCCATTCTTATAACTCTGTCTCCAAATGATGAAGAAGTCATTACTTCAAAAGCAGGACCCTTTTCTGTTAATCCGATCATTGCACCAGCAAATACACCGGCAGCTTGTTGTACAACGGTTAAGTCTGTCTCTTTGAAGTAAATCCCACTTGAGATATTAGTGATTGATTTTAAAGTTGATGTTGCCATTTAATATATAATTTTTCTATTTTTTATTAAATATCGAGTTTCTGTGAAACTAACTAAGAAACTTATAATTATACTTATTCTAAATTTGTCTTATCTATAGTTATAGTTGGATATCGTCCCTCAATTTTAGAAACTTCTTGTAAAATATTACCACTTTTTTCTCCAATTTGTAAAACCCAAGTATTTGGTCTTTCACGCTTTTGTACTTGTGACATATCTCTTAAATAACATATTACTCCCATTTCATATGTTAAAGTATATAATGTCATACCATTAGCCCCTTCTCTTTCTACTACTTCTAAATCATTAGGTTTTTCAGAGTTTTCTGGTTGTATTTCAAATCGTTCGTTATCTACTATAATAATATTGCGCTTATTTTTAAAATATTCTAACATAAATTCTTCAAACGTGTTTATATTTTCCCTTAATGTAGTAGTAAATTTCATAGTATATGTAGCTTTTAATAGTTGTGGTGGTGGCATAATATATTCTTCATAAACCACACCTTGTGCTTTTGTTTTGGGGATAACATATATTAAAGGTTTATTAGAAGGAGAAGTTCTAGTTAAAGGACTTGTATTATTTCTCCATAAAGTAAAATATGGAAATTTTATATACCCATCTTTCCCGAATTGATCTGGGATTTGGTGTTTAAAAGAAGCAATATCTGCATCTAATGGAATTAGATTTAACGGTTTACCTGCTATGATAATTTTTCTATGAAAACTCTCCCATACTGCTTTATCTATATCTTCTAATGTAATATCTCTTAAGACAAAATTCGAATTATCATCTACCAAATGACTAGGATTAAGAGGGCTAGTTTCATTATATGTAGATACAACTTGTGGGTATAATTTTAATGTTCGCTTTTTAATAGCCATTAGTTTTATTAGTTTGTGAAGATCCAGTAATATCGTTTTTTGAACCTATATTTGAGGAATAATCTCCTGGTGGTATTAGTTGTTCATCTACTAATTCTATGCAATCATACTTAATGTATACTGCTTCTTGGTCTGTTGCAATAGAGACCATATTCGCATCTAATATAGTTTTATTATAAATCATATAAATTCTATTTTTAATAGAAAAACAATCTCCCAATTCTGGTTGTATGTTTAACTCTCTTAAATGATCTAAATAACAACTGAAATTTAGTTTCATAGTTTTATTAGGAATATCTTCTACAGCAATTTCATCTCCTTCAACTAAATCAATAATACCTTTTACTTCTACACCTAGCGGATTAACCCATTTACGAACAATCAATTCTCCATAAAAATTTTTTTTACTATTATTATAATCAACTTGGAAATATAACGCCGAAGTGTTGGTATGTTGTTCGGTTGCTTCTCTAGATACTTTTTTTAAATAATTAATATCTTTATTACTGAACCATTTTTGCTCACTTTGTGAATTTCCGTCAAAATATTTAGTTGACATTTTTTAAATTATTTTTATAATTAGTGATAATTAACTTTAAAGCTTTTTTATCTATAATTTTATTATCTGCCATAATGTTTAAAGCTAATTGTTTGATATTTTCTATATCAAATTGGGTTAATGTTTTATCTAAACTTTTAATAACATGATACAATTTGTTAGGATAGATTAATTCAGAATCTTCCGATTCTACTAGTTTGACTTTTTTATTAGTTATCTTTTCTAACTTTTCAATTAAAACTCCTACTTTAGTTTGTGTAAGAGAAACTAAATCTAATTGAGAAGTTTTTGTTTTTTGTAATGTTTTCTTTCTCATTTTAAATCGATTAAATTATCCGAGAAACCATTTTCTTGGTGAAAACCTGTTTATCTTAGCTGCATTTTCTGCAATAGAAGCCTTATCTTCAAATTGTTTAACTGTATCAATATATTGTAATAAATGCTCTTGTAATTTCAATTTTAAATCTTCTTGTAATTGTTTAGATTCTTCTATTAATCCTTGATAATCGAACTCAACTTGATATTCACTGTTTGGACTTGCTATAGTGCGAACTTTGCGCCATTTTGCGCCTTGTACATATTTAGCTAATGCTAATGTATAATTATCAATCCAGCTCTTAGCCATATCATTTAATTTTGAATAAGGGATATTACTTATTTTTACTTGTGCAGGGTTAGCAATTAGCTCTTCAACCTCTTCACTTTCTTGTGTATCTAAACCTAAAAAATCTTGTTCATCCATATAATAATAATATACTCTCCCACCTGTAGTCCATCCTTGTGATGATGGGCTACCTGGACCAGGAGTTAATTCTACTATATCTCCCGAAATATTATAAAAAAATTCACTACGCAATACTTTAGATCTCATTTCTAAAGCTTGAGCTAATAAAACTACATCAAACAAATTTCCTAAATACATTAAAGGAGAATTACCATAACTCAATCCATACTGTCCAAAAGAAAATAAAGATAGGTTAGTAATATCTCCAGTTACTGTAGCAGATCCGAATATTTCTGGCGGACCATACCACATAATCCTATGAATTCTTCTTTCACCTCTAACATATGGTACAGAAGATTCTACTGTCAAATCGTATATTTGCTTGTCTTTTTCTAGAACAAAATAATCTTTTTTCCATGGAATTTTTCCTCCCACTCGCACCATAGAAGCAAACCAGTCGCTAATACGCTGAGCTATCATAGTATTATCATAAATAAACTTGTTGGTAAAATCTCGGGATGCATTTGTTCCTACTATGTTAGAAAATTGATTACGGATTTGCCATTGGTGAATTTCATATAAAAAATCTTTCAAGGCTCTTCTAGCTAAGATCCACACTTCTTTTTCAGTTATATCAACCCCAATCTCTTCACCACCTAACAACACTTGTATATATTGATATAACTCTTTAACTTCATCGGGAGTCATGTCTAATAACATTAGCTTATTTTTTTATAAATGTATTATTATCAAACAAAATTACGCAAGGAGAACAATGTATATTTTCTCTATCTAATTCTTGTCCAGTAAGAGAATATATTTTTACTACATTTATTGAATTATATGGAATTTTTATATGCTCTATATCCGTATATGTGTAATTCCCATCATAATCTACTTGTTTTAATCTATAATAATTAGAATCATAATAAGGGTTTTTATCTAAGTATATATAGTTAGTTAATAAGTTAGAATTACCTTGTCCTTTAACTTTACCTATTACTTCCCATTTAGTAGCGTCTTTACTTTTTTGAATCTCAAAATAGTCACTATTTGTCTCTGATAAAGTACTCCATGACAATTCAACAGTGTTATTATATTGTTTTATGCTAAAATGTAATAATTTAACTGGCAAAGGAGTAGTGTTGATGAAATAGGGGCAAAACGTAGTAAATCCATTACAACTAGGGCCTCCATAAGCTCTCATAGTTAAACACCAAGTATAAGTAGCTCCTGGGGTTAATCCACTAAAATTTAAACCTGTACCTACAACAACACACGAACTATTGTATAAAGTGAATCCGCCAAACGTTGTTATCAGACAATTAGTCGAATATCCAGCATTTAAACTAACACTGGTGCCAGGAGATATAAACGTAAAACAAGCTGTAAATGTTGCAGTTGTAGGATAACTATAATTACAATAACCATTATTGAATAATTGATTATAATCAATGGGTGGACTACTTATTTGCAAAACGGGCCCATCTGGAGATGAACATGATCCAGATTTAAGACTGTTAACTTCAATAGTAACATTATCAATATAATGATTTTGTATTACTTGCGTATATCCAACTAAATTAACTAATAAAACAGACAAAAACGCTAAATTTTTCATTATAAATTCCTATATTTAATATACTTTTAAATATCTTTTTATTAGAAAAATGTTTAGTTATAAAATAAATAACATTAAGATACGTATTACACATGACCCTATTAATAAAGTTGCAGGTGATTGTTTAATAAATTATACGACTGATAATTTATTAACAGGAGGATTAATGTTTAGACAAATTCATAGAGAGGGCGGTTCAGTAATTGCTAAAGATTGTCAAGGACAATTGGTTAAATTTGGTCACGTTACATCTACGGGAGAAAAGAGATTATATATAGGAGAAGGAGTAGTGACTAATGCCGGTTTGCTTTTACCTAAAAAACTTATACATATTGTGTGTCCTAATTATAGAAACCCAGAAGAAAATAAAAACAAATTAAATTTATTTCTTACAGGAATTAATTATTCCTTTGCATTAATTAATGAATTAAAAATTTCTCATTCAATTCGCAGAGTTATTTATCCTAGTATTTGTACTTCTTTATATGGAACTCCTACTAAAGAAGAAATTGTTAAGTTTATAAAAACTATTATTAGTAACGCTCAATCATATGAACTAAAAGAAATTACATTTGTTTGTACTTCTGTTGAAGAATATGAACTATATGTTAAATTATTTACTGATACTTATCTTACATTTTGGGATAAATTATATAATAAAATTTTCAAATAATATTATATGACTCTTGAAGATAATTTAAAAAATTATAAAGGGAAAAACTTATATCTTAATGTATTAAAAGATATAGTATTAAGAGGAGAATCATTATCACCTTCTCAAATAAAAATTGCCGAAAAATTCTTATTTAACCATGCTACTAAAGAAGAAGATTTGAGTTTAATATCTAGTCCAGAACAAATTAAAGAATTTAATATTGATTGGGAGAAATATAATCATAAAAGCCCTTTTTCGTTTCAAAAAGAAGCTGTTAATTGGCTTTTAAATAAAGATAGAGCTATTTTAGGAGATGATCCGGGTTTAGGAAAATCTCTCACTTCAATAATTGCAGCTTTAGAGTCAAAATCAAAAAAAATTCTCGTTATTTGTCCAGCTACGTTAAAACTAAATTGGGAGAGGGAAATAAAAGTTTTTTGTGATGAAGTTACAATAATTGATAAAGAATTTAATACTTCTCGATTTACAATTATTAACTATGATATTTTAAAAAAACATATTGATAATATTTTAAAAGCAAAATTTGATTTGGTTATTGCTGATGAAGCGCATTTTTTAAAAAATTATTCATCTAAGCGCACTCGTTATGTTATGAGAATAGCTAACAAAACCCCTAAGATTTGGTTACTAACTGGAACTCCTATAGCAAATAAACCTATTGACTTTTATACACTTTTAAAAATGTGTAAACATGAATTAGGAAAAAATAAACAATTCTTTGGTGAAAGATATTGTAAAGGTGAAAGAACGAGATGGGGTTGGGTTTTTAATGGAGCTTCTAATTTAAGAGAATTGCATTTAAAAACTAAAAATATAATATTAAGAAGAAAAAAAGAAGATGTTTTAGACTTACCACCCAAAACTAGAATTCCTGTTTATCTAGAATTAAAAAACAAAAAAGGATATGATAGAGCATTAGCGGATTATTATCTTAACAAGTATCAAGACGTTTTAGATGAAGAAACATTAGAATTATTACAGGAAGAAAAAACATTAACAGATAAATTAGTAGAAATAAGTGTTTTAAGATATTTTACCGCTTTAGAAAAAACACAAGACGGTTCTTTGTTTGAATTAATAGATAGTTATTTAGAACAAGGTAAAAAAATTGTAGTATTTACTAACTATCTTAAAGTTATTGATTTAATAAAAGAAAAATATAATAGTCAATGTGTTACATTAGATGGTAGATTATCTTTAGAAGAAAGACAAAAAAATATAGATTTATTCCAAAACAATTCTGGAGTTAAATTAGTAGCTTGTAATTTAGCTATTGCTTCTGTAGGATTAACATTAACAGCAGCTACTGTCGCAATTATGAATGATTTAAATTGGTCTCCGTCTGTTATGATACAAGCTGAAGATCGAATTATGAGAATTGGACAAACTAATGCGGTTGATATTGTATTCCCTATATATCAAGGAACAATTGATGAAAATATTTTTGATGTATTGCAAGATAAAATGATTAATATATCACAAATTATAGAAGGAAAAATTATTTCATATGTAAATAAAGATATTACTTCAGAAATATATTCTAGATTAAAAAACAAACCCTAATAGAGTAGCGAATCCTATTAGGGTTTTTGCCATAATAGCAAACAGGTCCTAAGTCCATGTATCTTTAATAGTTTTTTTACACAAATGAAACTTTTTTACCAGTTAATCGCTCTAATTTTTCTTTTAAGTTTTTAGTTTTACGCCAACGCCATAATTCTAGCGTTCCTTTTGATATTGCTGCATCTTCATTATCGTAAATTCCAATAATTTCATCTCTCTTTAAACCCCCTTTAAATTGTAATTCAAGCTCTGGAATAGTACATTTAAAAACAATATCCTCTATAACTGGAGAAGTAGCTGAGTGAGGTACTTTGGTTACAAACCAAAACTCTGATGTTAAAAAATTCGCCATTGTAAATAACCTAGTGTTACTAGTGAACTACCCGTAATCTAAAGAATTATAGGCTTCCTGCAAAGTTTAATTTGCAATACATTAGTATCTATTACTAATGGCTTGTTCACGAAAGCAAGTTAGTTGTATTGATAATAATTTATCAATAATTAAACTAATAATATTACAGTGAAACTGTAATTCATATTCTATTTACCTTGAATATGGAAGGTTTTATATAAATATAATAATTTTAAAATAATAGTGAAGTGCCTAAAATTTAAAGATTTTTAGGCTTCTTGGTTCATAGATTCTTTTAATAAAGATATCTCCCCAAGCTCTACCCCACCTTCCGTAGGTGAATATTTATATGTAAATAGTATAATTTTTTAAATTATTTGTACTTTTTTTTAAAAAAATATACCCAAATTTATTCTAAAAACTAAAGACTTTTAGGTTTTCTTTGAGAGCTTTATAAAATTATTTGTACTTTTTTTTTAATAAAAATTAGGTTTGTTGTAACAAAAAATATATTTTTAGTTTTGTTAAATATGTTATTTATTTATATTATGTCTGATGAAAATGTAAGTGACAAATTATACATACTTCTCAATTAACTAATTTAAATAATGTTTATCCTTATGAAGTGTCTAAAAGCTAAAGACTTTTGGGTTTTCTTTGGGAACTTTATAAACAATAACAATAATAACTATGAATATTTTTGATTTTCCTGATGAAGAGATTCAAGAAATGAAACAATTTTACGGCTGTAAAGTACGTGTAAAAGATATAGATGGCAAATATTGGCAAGGAATATTAAAATATTGTGGAGGAAATTCTATTGTCGGTTGGAAGTTACAAGTAACTCTCGATAGAACTCCTATACAAATTAATAGTATTGCAGATATTGAACTTTTAGAAAATTAACAAATTATGCTTAATATACTCAAAGACTTTATTATTCTCGAAAAACCTTATTATCTAAGTAAGAGCGAATTAGATGAAATATTAGACTTTTATGTTGCAAAAGGATATAATTATTTCGGTAGTATGGGAGAAAAATTAAAAAAAGAAATAAGTTCAGGTATAGCTGTATATAATATACAAATTAATTATGAACCAAATGATATTAGACTTAGTAATATAATTATCCCAGATTCTATAGTTAAAATTACAGATTGCTCTTCAACAGAAGATAAAAACCTTTTTTTAAAAAAAATAAGAAACAATTCTATAAGTTATCATATTAATATTATCAATGAAGAATTATCATAATTACAAATGGCAGGAACGTAACTCCAAAGAAAAGAAAGATAAAAAAAAATTAAAAATTAAATCTTCTTTTCATCTCAGTAATAATTCTTTAATTGCTATTAGAGATAGAATAGAAAAAGAAAGATTTAATCGACTAATTCACAACACTTTAGACAGTGGAAAGGTAACTATAGAGCGTGATATTTGGAAAAATAATTATTACAAGACCTATTTAGTATGTGATCTTAAATTTTTTAATTATACTGATAAAGCATATTATATTGAACATAAAGATGAGGGAATATTAGGGATTTTTGAACTATCTTCTATTATCCTGATGCCATTGACTGATTTAGAATTTGCACTTTACAATATAAACAAAGAACTAGGGTAGTTTGTTTAACGTAGCGATCGTCCAAGTGATTTCTAAATATTCTAAATTATTATCTTCTATTAATTTTACTTTATACCCTTTACTTTTTAAAGAATCTATAATTAAATTTTTAATGCGTTGTTTTTGTAATGGACCTGAAGTGCTTACCAAAGGAGTAGTAATGTTGTAAAGTAATTTATATTCTTCTTCTTGAGAAGTAATTTGGTCGATTAAATTATTTAATTCGTCATTTATGTTGTTTATAAATGGTTGATCTCTTTGTTGAGCTTCCTTAGTTAATTGTTTAATATTTTTTAATTCAGCCATTTTTACTATTTTTCTTTAAATATCTTTAAATGTATGAAATTAAACTAAATAAATGTTTATATGAAATTTATTCAGAACTTAATTTAGAAGATCCGTTTGAATATAATAGTAGTTATTATTTAATCGGAGAAGATGATACTATCATTCAATTTCGTATTGTTGCAAATACATATAATGTCTATTTAGTTGAATTTAACAACAAAAAAGCTGGTAAACCCCCTCATACTTTAGCTAATTCTACTTTGTTTAAACAAAACAATCGTGAACTTGATTATAATAGTTTAAATAAAAATTTAACTTACCAATATATTGATGGTGCTGATTTAGAACAATATATATTTGGTTTAAAAAAACTAGAATATATATGGAGTTCTAAAATTTAACTAAAAAAGTTGTTTGGTTACTTATTTTAATATATCTTTAGGTAACAAATTAAAACAACTAAAACTATGGCAACTAAATTAATTAGCACTGAAGAATTAAAAAATATTTTAGCAAACATTAAAGGTGCAACAATGGTAACTGTAACAGCTGTTACAGAGCCTAACATGAAAAAAACAAATAATCCTTATTTAGGAGTTAAAAAAATTACCACAATGAATTGCACAATTAATTTTATTTATGCAAATAGCGTAAATAATCAACGTGCAAAAGAAGGATCTACTACTGATTTTACTCCGTATCCCAGAAAATGGGGACACCGTATACAAGGTACTCCACTTATTGAACATAAAGGTGAATATTATTTAGAAGTAAAACCTAATGGAAAACCACAAGATGTAACCTATTCTTTAAACGGAACTATCATTCCTGTAGAAACTTTAAAACCGTTTTTATACGAAAATAAATCAAACGCTGCTCACCAAGGAGTTGATAAAGAAATTATTGTAAGAGATATTAAATTATCAAATATCTCTCAAATTCAAATGAAAGGTGATTTATTATTAATTAAGTAAAGCGTTTAAAAATCTTTAAAACAAATCTTCATGAAAAACCAAAAAGTAATAGCAGAAGTTGAAAAAATAATTAAAGAGTTAAACTTAAATTGTACTTTAGAAGAATTTCAAGATTATGTAGATTGGACGCGCATTTCAACATATCCAAATTTATCTGGGGATTTTATAAGAGAATTTCAAGATAAAGTAAATTGGGGTTGCATTTCAATACACCAAAAATTATCTGAAAATTTTATAAGAGAATTTAAAGATAAAGTAGATTGGAAACATATTTCAATACATCAAAAATTATCTGAAAATTTTATAAGAGAATTTAAAGACTATGTAGATTGGGTTTATATTTCAATGCGCCAAAAACTGTCTGAAAATTTTATTAAAGAATTTAAAGATAAAGTAGATTGGATTAATATTTCAGCATACCCAAGTCTATCTGAAAATTTCATAAAAGAATTTAAAGATAAAGTAGATTGGATTAATATTTCAAAATATCAAAAACTATCTGAAGGTTTCATAAGGAAATTTAAAGATAAAGTAAGTTGGTATTGGATTTCAATACATCAAAAGTTATCTGAAAGTTTTATAAGGGAATTTAAAGATTATGTATATTGGGATTGTATTTCAATACATCAAAAGTTATCTGAAAGTTTTATAAGGGAATTTAAAGATTATGTAAATTGGATTAATATTTCAACGTATCAAAAACTATCGGAAGATTTCATAAGGGAATTTAAAGATAAAGTAAATTGGGATTGTGTTTCAGAACATCAAAAGTTATCTGAAGATTTCATAAAAGAGTTTCAAGATAAAGTAAATTGGTATTATATTTCAACATATCAAAAACTTTCTGAAGGTTTCATAAGAGAATTTAAAGATAAAGTAGATTGGGTTTATATTTCAACATATCAAAAACTATCGGAAAGTTTCATAAGAGAGTTTAAAGATTATGTAAATTGGGTTTATATTTCAATATATCAAAAGTTATCTGAAAATTTTATAAGAGAATTTAAAGACAAAGTAAATTGGTGGCATATTTCAACGTATCAAAATCTATCAGAAAATTTCATAAGAGAGTTTAAAGATTATGTAAATTGGTATTATATTTCAACATATCAAAAACTTTCTGAAGGTTTCATAAGGGAATTTAAAGATAAAGTAAATTGGGGTTGCATTTCAATACATCAAAAACTATCGGAAGATTTTATAAGAGAATTTAAAGACTATGTAGATTGGTGGTACATTTCAATACATCAAAACTTATCTGAAAGTTTCATAAAAGAATTTCAAGATAAAGTAAATTGGAATTGTATTTCAATGCATCAAAACTTATCTGAAGATTTCATAAGAGAATTTAAAGATAAAATAAATTGGTGGCATATTTCAACGTATCAAAAGTTATCAGAAAATTTCATAAGAGGGTTTAAAGATTATGTAAATTGGAATTATATTTCAAAGTATCAAAACCTATCAGAAGGTTTCATAAGACAATTTAAAGATTATGTAAATTGGAATTATATTTCAATGCATCAAAAACTATCTGAAAATTTTATTAAAGAATTTAATTTGAAAATTTCTGAAGATAACTGGTTGTATAAATCTACTAAGTATAAAAAAGATGAACTGTTAAAAACAGGTAAATATAAATTAAACTCTGAAGGTTATTTTGTGGGGTATAAAGGAATTAAAGCAGATAGATATTCTAATTTTAACTTCCAATATCAATATTTAAAAGATCATGTTTATGAAAGCACCGCTGATTTTACAAATAATGAAAATTCGTTTGGTTTATCAGTAGGTACATATGACTATGCTAAAGATTATTGTAATGAATTAATTATAGAAGTGTGGTTTAAGCCAGAAGATATAGCTAGAATAGTTAAAGGTGGTGAGAAGATAAGAGTTACCAAGTTTTTAGTTAAAAGTTAAAATTTTATTAAATTTAACATATCTTTGGAACAACAAATTAAAACAAATCTTCATGAAAAACCAAAAAGTAATAGCAGAAGTTGAAAAAATAATTAAAGAGTTAAACTTAAACTGCACTTTAGAAGAGTTTCAAAACAAAGTAGATTGGGATTATATTTCAAAATACCAAAAACTATCCGAAAAGTTTATAAGGGAATTTAAAGATTATGTAAATTGGAGATATATTTCAAGATCTCAAAAACTATCTAAGGATTTTATAAGAGAATTTAAAGATTATGTAGATTGGGATTGTGTTTCAATACATCAAAAATTGTCAGAAGATTTCATAAAAGAATTCTCAGAAATTAAAATTTAACACAATAAAAACATTTTACATAAAAACCAATATTAAAATTGTGATAAGTCAATTAATTAGTCAAATTGAAACTTTAAGTCTAAAAGAAATATCAACTTATTCTTCTGGTAGAGGTACTCATGTTATAGTAATTTCTATAGAAAAATATTCTGAAGAGTTAAAACAAGAGTTAATAAAAAAAATACGATGACAAATGGTAAAATTAATTTCTTTCATTAATTCCCAGACTTCAGTTAAAAAAAAAATTAACACTATTTTTTTTGTATTGAAAGTAATTTGGGAAACACCCGCTTTTATTTTTCATGAACTATGTCACTTTATTTTTCTCTATTTAACAGGTTCAAATATAATTAAGCAAACTTTCTATTGGTTAAAAGTAAAACCTAATAAGATTAAAGGTTATCAGTATATTTGTCGGTATATTGTACCATCACACGCAGATGGCGTATTAGTAAGTTTTGCTCCACTATTAGGATTGATATTTCTACTTACAATAAATATGACTAGTTTAGTTATAATAATCAAAGAATATCAATATATACCTGCTTTACCTTGGTTTAGTTTTTTATATATAAGTTTGAATATGAGTGTTTTTCTACCATCTCAAGCTGATTGGGATGCAGGATTTAGTAGCTTAAAATCTCTTACCGTTTCTGATAAAATTGATTTAGTATTATATTGTGCTAGTTTTATAGTAATTTTATTATTTACAATATTTGTATGTTCATCGTTACTCTAACTAAGCACGACCCTGACAAGCCATCAGCTTGGTATAACAAATACCCTATAGGTACTTTTTTTATCGTAGAAAAGATTGAATATAATACATTCATAGGTAAGAGATGTGTTTTTCTTACACAAGAAAGTATAAATGGTGCTAGTAACTCTCCGCTTGAAAATTATGACCTTTCTTCTAGAAATTATTATCTTTTACCTATTGAATTTTGTACAGTTCGCGAAGATAACTTATCTAAATGTGTTTCTTTAATATTAAACGAATTGATTTGTTAAATTATGTTTATAATTACTTTAACAGAACATTCTATTAAAAAATCATGGTATAATAATTTACCTATAGGGTTTTGTATCCAGGTTGATTCGTTTAAACTTATTAATGATCGTGGTGAAAATCAAATATATTTTACACCTAATAATATTATTAACAAAAGTGAATTTACAAAGTATCATTCAATCAGTATAGGGACAGTGGGTTATTATATAGAGGAAAATCACGCTACAATATATTCAAAGAATGACTTATCTTTTTTATAAAGTCCTCAAAGAAAACCTAAAAGTCTTTAGCTTTTAGGATGAATTTGGAAATTAAATTTCTTTTTTTTTAAAAAAAATATAAATAATTTAAAATATACTATTTACATATAAACATTCACCCATGGAAGGTGGGGTAGGGCTTGGGGAGATATCTTTAATAGAAGAATCTATGGACCAAGAAGCTTAAAAGTCTTTAGATTTTAAGTACTTCACTATATCAAATTAGCAAAGAATTATTAGAATAGTTTATTTTTCTTTGAGGGCTTTATAAAAAAAAGAGCGAGATTATTTCTCGCTCTTTTTAGTTTATTGTATTTCAACTATTTTAAACAGTTGTATTAGGTTGGAATACTTCGAACTTCTCAATTCCTTTCATGTAAATAACACAATAAAACTTGTTATTTAACATTGCTGTACCAAAACGAGAAGCAATTTGTCTTCTTGGATTGAACTCTTGTTGTTCTAACACAACTGGAGATAACATATATTCAATATATGGGCAGTATACATAACCTGAATCGAAGAATGAAGTTCCTTTTCTACCTACTAAACAAATTTCAGCTGGTAAGTGTGGATCTACATACACAGTGTATTTAGAATTAATTGTACCTATTCTTTCTACACCTGCTGCAAATTTAGTTCCTTCATCGTTCAAATCAGTTGGTTTAAATGTATCCATATTAACCATTTTAGCAGCACCTTCTGCAGAAATTAAAATCCAGTTAGCACCACCACGTTTTGTAGATTTTTGAATCTTACCGTTAGCACGATTAATTGCATAAATCAATGTTTGATTATATGTTCCTTCAGTACCACGGAATACTGTGTTGGCAGGATTTGGATCTACTGCATTAGCGAAATCAGCGTTCCATATTTCAAAGTGACCTGCTAAAGTAATTAATTCACGAATGATTAATCTATCTTTTTCAGCAGCCACTTCTTCTGCTAATAACTGTGTTAATTCAGCTTCAGCATCAATAGCATGGTAAGCCATTAAATCTTGTGCTAATTCTACAGTCCAAGCAGTTTTCATTTTATGAATTTGTGTTTGGATAGGCACAGATTTAATTTCTAATTTTAACTCAGAAGAAAATGCAGGATATAACTCTAAGTTTAAGTATTCTCTAAAGCTTAAACGCAAATCAACAGTACCTATACCAGCAACTGCAGGAATAATACGTAAACGTAAAATTTTATTTGGTACACCAGGACCTGAGATACCATTACCTGTAGAAGCAGGACCTGCTTGAGAAGTAGTTAAACCACCACCAGTTCTACCAGTAGATAGAGCATAGTCTGTATAATCTTGAATTACTCTTTGTACGAAGAAATCTCTTCCTTGTACATATTGTGTTAGCGTATTACCACCACTTACTAAGTGTACAGTAAGCGAAGCAGCTTGATCCATAGTAATACCACCAATAGCAGTTAAATCAAAATCAACTACTTGAATGTTAGTTTGGTTAGGGCCTCCTAAGTTAACACCATTTACACTAAATGCAGTTGCGTTAGCAGTATCATTAACACCACCTAATGGAATGTTATTAAAGTTGTTTGCACCAGGATTCCAACCTCTTGGAGTTACTTTACCTTTAGTGTTATCGTAACCCTGATTGTTGTAATGACGATCGTATCCTGAAACTGTTTCAAATGTATTACCTGTCATATCATCTACTTGGCCACCAGTTGTATCATTCTCTAAATAAGTAGAACGAATTGGTTTCTTAGTATCTGATACTTTATAATCTAAGTAGAAAGCAATACCATTAGGATAAGACAATGGTTGAACAGAAATAAGGTTAGGAGTAACCATTAATGCATTCTGACGTCTGATCATCGGAATAGCGATAGTGTCAAACACTGCCATATCAGCTGTTGTATTATTTTCTCTTAAGATTTGTCTTTTTTGGTTTTCAGCTAAAATAGCCATATTACCAAGGTCACGACCTTTTAAGCCGTACAAATATCCTGAACCTTTCCATGCTTCAACTACAGTTTGGCGCTTTGCCATTTCTGAACGTTCAAGCAATCTTCCAAGTTCATACGATTTTGTATTTTCTTGTAAATTTTTCATTTGCTTTTTTTTTGATTAATTGTTATTAAACTTGTGTTATTGATTTTTGTTGTTTTTTTAATTAAATATGCATGGATATAAAAAACATGTATTTTTTGTAACCTTTTTTCACCTTCAACATAAAAACAAAAAAAAAGACTTAGATTTCTCTAAGTCTTTTTTTATAATAACTATTAATTATCTGCTGAAATATTGATCTTCATATCCTGGGATTCCCATTAACATATTTTTTCTAGCTTGTGCTTCATCTAACTCTTGTCTCTCAGTAGAAGTTTCTGATTCAGGAGTTACAAATTTAGCTGCTTTATTATTTTTAATAATAGCTTCGTTTAAAGAACCCTTTTTATAATCCTTTACCATTGAAGCTATTTCGTTAAATAATCTTTTAGCTTCGCTGAAAGAATTACATTTATCGAACTTCTCTACTAATTTTTCTCTTGTAGGTTGAGCTAGTTCGGGTAATAGAGTTAAAATAGAATTTACTTTGCTTAATTTATAATTTTCTAATTTTAACTTAGCAACTTCATCTTGTAAATCTACTACTTGTTCTGCTAAAGCGTATAAAGCTTTAGTTTTTTGTTCACTTTCTTTTTGAATAGCTGTAAACTTAGGTTGTGTGATTTTTTTAGGAGCTTCATCAGCAACAGTAGA